CAAAAAATAAAATTTCAAAAAGTAAAATTAAGATGCATTAGCTTCAATAGAGTGAGAAATATACTTAAATTTTATAGTTGTTAATGCTGCTCCTCCATCGTCACCCTCTGCATCAAACTCAATAGAATCTACACTTACCGGGATCAAATCTCTAAAAATATCATATCGAGTAATGTTTCCGTCTTTATTTAGCGGATATAATTTGAATGATGCTGAAGAAACATCAGTATAATATTGTCTTGTATATGATTGAGCATCTAAAATCATATTCATCCATTGAAAAAAGAAATTCTTGATAGTTAAGTTACTTGATTCGAGATATGAAATAGAAAGATCATCATATCGATAATTCTTTACATAATATCTAGGAATCATATCTACTTCCATTTGTATAACATCAAAAGCTAATGCAGGACAAGAAGCTTTGAATATTTGCCATGTAAGAAAATCCTGGTCGAATCCTGTTTTTGGAGCTTTTGTTATATCTAATATTCCTATGAATCTATTCAATCGTAGAAGACCATTTGGAAACTTATCTCCATTGATCAGACTGTTTGCATAAAATTCATCTATTTTCATATAGTTAGTAGGCATTATGTTATATCCATAACTTTATATGTGCTAAACTTAAACGTAACAGGAAATTCTGATATCTGTGCATCTGATTCTTGAGACAGTTGCAATTCGCCCAATGAGGTAGGCCAACAAAATCCAAACTCTATTCCAAAAATAATATTGAACTTGTTATCTAATTGTAATATTCTAGTAACAAATTTTCCAAAATTACTGGATGTCGGAAAAGTATTTTCGTCTGTGTTATAAACTAACTGGAACAACCAATTATGAAGCATTTTTTTCTGTGTATAATTATCATCACAGACAAAAACCATTTGTATATCTCCATAATTCTGTGTAGCAGGAAGATATAGTCTCTGTCCCATTCTCTTAATTTCTTTTGTACCTATGTTAAAGTCAGGCATGTTTACAGATTTTGCTAATAGTTCTAATTTCAAAAACTCAGGAACAACTGTTGCTTTGTCAAATATGAATTCGACTTTATACAGATTTGTTCTAGCAAAATCGTTGAATGTAGCTTTCAGGTAATCTACATGAAAGATCAGAGATGAATCAGTATATTTATTTGCTGGTATAGAAGGTGTTGTCATATTAGTTTGTCCAATAACTATAACCAAACGTTACTTGAAATGTAGCAATGGTATCAGGAGTTTCTTGATTAAGTTCTGTCTGATCAACATGTTTAGGATAACAATATTTGAAGATATATGTTTGTATAATATTACCTTGCAAATCTAGTTGATTTACATCTATATGGCATTCATCGTATAGGTCTTTCAGAAATCCTTTTTTAGCATCGTTTCTATTATTAACTAACTGCGCCCAATCTTCGAATAGTTGTCTGACTTCCCAATCTTCATCATAAAGGAAATTGATAACCAAGTCTTGAATGATTTCTGCTGCTGGCATTTTATAAGTCATTCCATAATATTTCAATTCTATTTCATTGAAAGCTCTGTCTGGAATGGTTGCACTGGTAGCATAAAATTTCAAATCTTCTGTAGATATTTCTTCTGTTAAACTTGAAGGAGGAAATACATTTACCAAAAATCTATTTGGTCTTACGATACTTTTAAGATTGTGCCTAAAAGAGTCTATTGTAGTTAGTCCTGCCATTTTATTTCCTTATTTTGGATCAATAGAGATTGTGTTGTGTATTAGAACTAGACATTTTTCTAATATAAAAGAAACATCATCATAAGTTATAATACGTCCTGTTAACATTGTTTTGTTTGTCAGAAAAACTTTTACTTCTGTTTTATTTTGAACACAGTTTTGTAAAAAATTTGTTATACACATAATTCATTCTCCTTACGGGTTTTTTATTATTTATATAAATAAAACAGGAGTAAGTTTGGTTGGTTCGAAGCAACCAAACAACAGTGGAGCTATCTACTGCTGTCCTCCTCATATCTATTTATAAGGAGCTATATTATGCATCATATCGTATATCAAACTACTAATCTTATCAACAACAAAATCTATATTGGAAAACATTCAACCGAAAATATTGATGATGGATATCTTGGTAGAGGAATAGCTTTAACCAAAGCTATCAAAAAATATGGCAGAGAAAATTTTAAACGAACTATACTTCATTTTTGTTCATCTTCTGAAAAAGCTTATATAATAGAATCTGTTTTAGTTGATGTTACATTTGTAAAACGTGAAGATACATACAATCTTGTTATAGGAGGACATGCTGGAGGTATAGGTTTAGGAAGACCTTGTTCTGAATATACTAGACAAAAAATATCTGATTCAGAACAAGGTAAAACTGTTTCAAAAGAAACATGTAAGAAAATATCTTTATCTAAGAAAGGTAGACCAATTAAACGAGGAAGAACATTGTCGAAAGATCATAAACAAAAACTTTCAGAAAAGAAAAAAGGAACTCATCTTTCTGAAGAACACAAAAGACATATTTCTGAAAGTTTAAAACTTAAAAATATCTCTTGACTTTTCTGGTTGAATATGATATCTTTGTCTATAGATAAATCAATCCAAAGGAGAAATCAATGAAAGAAAAAGCCGTAGTTGTAAAGTATGATAACACCGTTCCGGTATCGCTTCGTGGTAAGATTTCCGGCAAGCTTCCTGCTCGTATTGTACGTACTGGTGGTGATCTGACCAACAAAGAATATGCCGCAGAGAAAGGAATTACCAAACGACAGGCCAGTAAGGAACGTAGGGGTTACTAATAAAAGGGGAGCAGTTAGCTCCCCATTTTTTATACCAAACTCCCTTGTAATGCTCTCAAAATGTTTGTATAGAATCCTGCAATTGTATTTGCCTGATCTAATCCATTGATAATCTTTCTAGCATTTACTGCATCATTTGTTGTATCGTTGAAATAATGTCCTAAAGAAACTCCAGTGAACAATCCTTTTCTCATTCCAAGTGACATAATCTCATATGCAATTTTAGGATCGTCTGCCAAGTCTGGATGATTTACCAAATCTACACTCAGAAGCTTCGAGAACTCCTTGTAGTTGTCCAACCATGTAAGCTGGACATCACCCCTTCCGAAGTACACTTGATGCGTTACAGGGTCAGGTATGCCGTATTTATGCCCTGCTCCATGACCATTCTCTTGAATGGGTTGAAAGATTCTTCCAGTTTCCCAATAACAAGTTGCAAGAGCATAGGCACACCATCTTAGGTCTGTCATGTTTGCATCCTGCTCCAAATAAGTTATTAAGTTTTGAAGTCCAGTTGTTTGTGAAGGGTTAAAGGTTCTGGTGAATGATGCTTGAACAGCAGTTATGAATTTTTGAAAGTCTATTTTTTGCATGGCGATCTCCTTTCTTTTATTTATATGAAAGGAAAATTCAAATAAGCATATTTTCCAAATAATTCTATAGCTTTTTTATCGTATGCTTTAGCAGCATCTTCTTCTGTTTTGAACAATCCAATGTATATTTGTTTTTTGTCTAATTGAATATTTGCTGCAAATGATGTTCTATGTATACATACTCCTTTATACATTGAGGATGTAGTTCTTTTTTGTTTCTTTGCATTTTGCATATTTTTAGAATGAGAACATATTCTAAGATTTTCTTTTTGATTATTAAGACCGTCATGATCTTCATGATCTATATCTTGTTTATAAATATTATGACCATGAAGGTTCATAATAAATCTATGTAAAGTTATAATTTTTCTGCTAGGTCTATTACCCAATATAGTTTGAACGTATATAGTATTGCTTTTAACATTAACAAGCGGATACCAGTTATAATGTTTAAGTATTTCATAATCTTCATCATCTACTATAGTTTCTAGACCTGGATATTTTTTAGAATTTAGTTGGATAATTTTACTCATCTGTACCTATCAAAATTAAACGAGAACTAGCTCTGGTAATGGCAGTGTATAGCCAACGTCTGTGCATCTCTTCATCTCGTCCTAAAGTCTCTTCAAATACTAAAACATTATCAAATTCGCTCCCTTGAGCCTTATGGCATGTAATAACATACCCATAATCGAATTGATCGATTTCTTTATGATACTTTATTTCTATTTTTGTATCAGCAAAAATATCTGGTTCGATGTTCAGATAGTTCCAGACTTCATCATCGTCATTTCTGAAAGTTAAATTCCAGGTTTTAGGATTGAATGCTTCACAATTTCCAAGCATACCATTGATCAATCCAAGATCATTATTATTTTTCAAACAGATAAGTTTGTCTCCAGGAACAGGATATTTTTCATAAACTCCTCCTGTTCTTCTGATCTGTCTGTTCCAGTAATGTCGAGTATCATTCTTTCCACAAATTATTTGAGATGCATTCAACAACCATTCATCACGCAATTTCTTTGTTCTTAAAAACGTATCTCCAT